CAGTAAACGCATCTTTAGTTGCTGTAGATGATTTTTTAGCTTTTTCTTGTAAATCAGCTACATTATTTGCTGCTTTTGATATTTTATTAAATTCAGAACCAACATCAACTAATATACTATTTGTACGTTGAAGTCTTTTGTTTAGATCTTGGGTAGCTATTCCAATATCCTTCATTGAATTTTTTATATCCAATGCTGAAGCTAATGTTTCTTTATCTAAACCTTTAAACTTATCTGCCATTATTAGGTTATTTTGTTATAAATATCAAAGGCATCTATTTTTTAGATGCCCTTGTACTGTATGTTGGTGTTTGTATTGGAATTTTAGATGCTAATTTCATATTTTTAATTGACTCATCAACAACATCATCTTTTTTAGGAGAATAATGGTCTTTAAGTTTATTAAATGTAAATTTTCTTAACCATATAGGCATATTATATATTGTATGCCAATCATATCCACCATTACCATGAAATACTATTTCATGTATTTCTGTGAATAAAGAGAATCTATACTCGGGCGTCAGGCCAAAAAAAGTTAATAGTAATAGGAACTTCGATGTCCTCCTCTGCACCTCTAGAATTAGTAACTGATGTAGTTAAATCAATGTCTGGTGATATAGATGCGTAATGTTGTCTAAATGCTCTAGCTTCTTTAGCTAATAAGTAATTATTAATAAAATCACGAATTGATTTAGTTTCTGAGTCACCATTAACAGCTGTAATCATATGACATAGTCTTACTATACCTTCATTTGATGCGTCTTTGTTTAATTTTTTTAAACCTTTTACTTCAGCATCAATTTTTTGTTCGTCACCGTGAGTTAATAATTTAAATGTAATTACATTACCTGAATCAGGTAAAGTATAATTAAACATATTAGCTCCTTTACTTGCTTTTACTTCTGGTGATACTGGTTTTGGGTTTAATAATGATAAATCAACTTTTTGTTCTGTTCCATCATAATTAAATTCATAATCTTTACCATATGCTAATACACGAGCAGCAATCATTAATGAGTTTTTATCACCTACTAACAAATCATTATAATCAAATTTAGTAACAATTAATGATTGTAATAATTTATCAATTACTGTACCTTGTTTGATATAAGCCGAGTTAGTTAGAATATCTTCTTCTCTCGCTGTCATATATTTCATTTCAAGTTTACCGCTTGATAACGGGTGTGATTCGGGATATAGAAGTCCTTGTGACGGTAGTTCTATAGTTTCGGTTGGGACCTTAAATTTGTTTTCTTCCATAAATTTGATTTGTTTATAACTATGTTTATATATATAAATATATGAAGAAAAAAGAAGCTCACCAAAAGGCGAGCCATCTTAATCCTGTATTTCGGGAGGGGGAGGTTTAGAAATTTAAGATACAATAATCTGGTTGTACAGTTAATTGGATATTTTGAGCCGCTGACTCGTTATCCCAACTGTAATCTCCAAAGTTTGCATTTGTAATAATAGCACCTTTAATAATCCATTCTGAAACGATATCACCTACTGGTCCTAATACGTCTAATGTTAAGTCTTTCTTATAGAAATCACTATAACCATCTCTACCAGTTACTGATTCGTGATGTAAACGCACCCATTCCATTACTGCCTGAGCTCCTGAAGGAGTGATAGGGTCAAATAATGTCATTTGAATTTCACCCCATTTACTTTTACCTTTTACAAAGCGTTGAACGTTAATGTGGTTTAATACTACTGTATCTTGTGTTAACGTTACCGCATTTACTCCTTTGATAATATACGCTGGAATACCATCCATGTATAAAATGAAACGGTTCTGTTGTTTCGGTTCGAACGCTGTGAAAAATATTTCGTTTGGATCTAATACTGCCATGTTTATTTTTTGTTATTTATTCTTTATTATAAATATTATTTAATTTAATCCTTACGCTGGGAATGTTGCTCCTGTAGGTAAGATGTTGAAATCTAAGTAAATAAATTCAGCTGTTCTTGTAGGTTGGATATAAATTTGTCCGATTAACTCATTTCTATCAATTACGTCTGCTGTATTATTTGTTTCATTCATAATTACTCTAAACGCGTATAAACCTTGTTTTTGTTGAACTGATTCTAAGTATGGATTTACTTGTGATAAGAATACGTTTCTTGTTGCTGTTGAATTTTGTTCAAATACTAATGTATTAGCAATTTGTGAAATATAGTTCTTAAGAGCAATTAACAATCTTCTAACATTTACTCTATCTAAAGCTGATGCTTGAGTTTGTAATGTTTTCTGACCATATACTACTGTACCTGTTCCAGGGAATGTAGCAATAGGATTTACTTTGTTTGTATATAAAGTATCTCTACTTGTTTGTGGTAATTTTTGTTCTGCTCTAATTACTTGTAATCCACCTCTGTTAATACCTGCTGGTGCAAACCAAGGCTCAGCTACTGTATCATTAAATGCAAACACACCTGCCATTACTGTTGATGCTGGAACCCAAACATTCTTTCCTGTAGCAGGATCAATCATTTGAACCCAAGGCCAGTATGAAGCCGCGTATGAAGTATTTCTTGAATTAGCTTGAGATGTTACTGTTGAAATAGTAGTGTTATAAGGTACTAAGTCTAATACAAATAAACTATCTCCTCTTGTTTGAGTATTATTAATCATTGATGTACATTGTGATGTATATCCTGAGTTATATAATCCTGGAGCAAATAAGATGTTAAATTTGTATTCATCTTGGTTAGCTAATAAGTTGATCATATTATTATAATCTGCACCTACTAAACCTTGTGTATTTGTACCATTAATAGTTTCGTAAAAATTAGCTCCTGCTGCTACTTGTCCTACACCACCTGTAAATGAACCACTTGAGTTAAATGGAATTGATGATGTGTATTGTGATTTAGCTACCCCTGTATTATCAAAATAATATGGAGTTGGAGTATTAACTGCTGAAACTCTTACATAACGTGAAGCGTTAAAGTAAGAACCAGATACTTCAATTTGATTTGTTGTTGGGTTATAATTTTGATCTTGATCTCCAAGTACTCTTGAAATAAAATTAGCAGCAAATGGATCTAATGATAATCCAGTCCAAGTTTCTAATACAATTGGATTATTTGTATTATCATTACCTTGACGAATTAATAAACTAAATGTTCCAGAAGCTGTATCAGAATTTAAAATTTGATATCTAATATTATCTGCTGAACCTGAAGCTAATGAACCACTTATATCTATTGATGAAGAACTGTTCATAATAATACCTTCAGATAATGTAGTTAAAACAAATGCTGTAGCACCTGAACCACCTGTAAAGTATGATGTAGTACTTCCTGAAGTTACATAGTATAAATCTCCAGCTGGTCCAACTGGACTAACTGTATTAAAGAATATACCTGTTGATGCTGATACACTTGAAGTTATATACTGTAATGAAGCACTATATGGAGCAATAGATTTACTAACATTAAATGCTGCTACAATTGCTGTGATAGTATTTGCTGGTGTTGAACCTGAAGCTACAAAAATTGTATTTGTTGTGTTTGCAGGTGCTGGGCTACCAGTTACTGCTATAATAACACCATTTACATTAAATGAACCAGTTGGTTGAATAAAATTAGCAATACTAGCACTATCAAATGTGAATGAAGCTGTAGTTGCAAATGTATTATTTTCAATATTTGTACTAGTTGCTGGTGTCCAAGTATTACTTGCACTTACAACTCTAGCTACTAATAATGATGTACCACCATTATTAAAATAATTATAAGCAGCAATTGAAGTGAAGAATGATACATTATCACTACCACTTTGGAATCCTGCGCCAAATTTATTTACGTAATCGCTGTATGAGGTAACAACAGTTGGAATTTCAACGGGACCTAAAACTGTAGGACCGATAATTGCTGCACCTACGTTAACTGGTTGTTGTCTGATAAACGATGAATCGTTTTCTCTTGCTAATACACCAGGGGAAATTAATGTTTCTGCCATGTTATTTGTTAATAAGTTTAATGTTTATTATAAATATATTAAGGAATCTTAAAATCATTCGTTTCCGATGAATTCTCCACTATCTATATTAATGGTTCCTACACCGTATTTTGATTGAAGTTCTTGACTTAATTTTAATTCTGTTATTTTAATTTCTTTAAGTTCTTCAGTTACTTCTTGCTTTTGTAATTTTAAATCTTGGATTGACATTTCAATTAATCCATATTTATCAATTAATTCAGCTCTTAATTTTTGAATTTCTTTTACTGATGAAATTTCTTGTTCTGTTAATTTTTCTACTTTCATGACTTTTATATTATTGTTAATTACGATACTGATGTAGCTAACGTAGTACTTATTGAGTATATTATACCTTGTACTTCTGTATTAAACCATACTGTTGTTGTTCCTAAATCAGCTGGGGTTGATATTCGTACAGCAAATGCACCTGATGTATTTGTTACAGCGTGATTTATTGAGCCTGTTGTATTAGCTACAACTTGACTTCCTGAGATTATTGAATATGTAGGTGATGATATTGCTGGTATAGAAGCAGCTCCATATTGAGTAGTTGATGTCCACCAATGTATTAGCTGGCGAGGATTACTTAAAGGTGTACCATCTACTTCCTCAAATTCGGCTAATATGGTTCGTCCTTGTGCTGTTCCTGTTACTGATAGACTACAACTTACAAATCCATCATTCACAATATTTCTTATAGGTCCTGTTACAGTTAATGAACCTGTGATTATAGTATCACCTCTAACATCTAAGGTAGCATTTGGTGTAGCTGCTGCTCCTATAGTTACTTTACTTCCTGTACCCCATAAAATAACACTACCTGAAGCATCAGTTAAAGCTACAACTTTAGTTAAAGAAGCAGAACCTGGATGTCCACCTATAATAACATTATCACTACCATTAGTTATAAGTTTACCTGAACCTGAGCCTATTAATATGTTACCACTTCCTGCGGTGACTGCTAATCCGGCATAATATCCTATTCCTATATTGTAACTTCCTGCTAAATTAGTTGCGGATAAAGTTGCTCTACCTAGAGCTGTATTACCCTCACCTTCTATATCTTGCCCTGCAGCAAATCCTACTGCTGTATTAGCACTTCCTCCACTTGAAAGATATAATGCATTTCCTCCTATAGCGGTATTAGCTGTTCCTGTTGAATTAGCACCTAAAGCAGCTTGACCTACAGCAGTATTAGAATCTGTAGAATTAGCTCCATTACCTACTGTTATACCATTAACTAATATATCTCCACTACTTGTTATTCGACCGGTAACATTTAAAACAGTACCATCAAATGTTAATCCTACTGAGCCAGTAGCTATATTAGAAGCGTTTTTCCAAACTACTTGATTAGCTGAACCTGCTACAGGACCTGTTGCTCCTGATATACCTGAAGTACCACTTAAACCTGATGTACCTGAAAGACCTGATATTCCTGATAAACCTGATGTACCTGAGAGACCTGATAAGCCTGAGGTACCACTTAAACCACTTGTTCCTGATAAGCCTGAAGTGCCGCTTAAACCTGAAAGTCCTGATGTACCTGATAAGCCTGAAGTGCCACTTAAGCCTGAGGTACCACTTAAACCACTTGTTCCTGATAAGCCTGATAGACCAGACTCACCTGAAATACCTGATTGGCCTGATAAGCCTGAAGTACCACTTAAGCCTGATTGGCCTGAAAGACCACTTGTTCCTGATAAGCCTGAAGTACCGCTTAAACCTGATAGACCAGACTCACCTGAAAGACCTGATTGTCCTGATATACCTGATTGGCCTGAAAGACCACTTGTTCCTGATAAGCCTGATTCACCTGATATACCTGATTGACCTGAAAGACCACTTGTTCCTGATAAACCTGATTGACCTGATAAACCTGAGTCTCCATTAGTACCACTCAAACCTGAAGTACCACTTAAACCTGAAAGTCCTAAAATACCACTTGTACCACTTAAGCCTGAAATACCTGAGTCTCCATTAGTACCATTTTGACCTGAAATACCTGAGAGACCATTTATACCTGAGATACCTGAATCTCCATTAGTACCATTTTGACCTGAAATACCTGATTGACCTGAAATACCACTTGTACCACTTAAGCCTGAAATACCTGATGTACCTGATAAACCGGATAAACCTGAAGTTCCTGAAAGACCTGATTGGCCATCACCATTAATACCACTTATACCTGATGTTCCTGAAATACCTGATAAACCTAAAGTACCACTTAAACCAGAAAGACCTGATGTACCTGAAAGTCCTGAGTCTCCATTTGTACCTGATGTACCTGATATACCACTTAAACCTGATAAACCTGATGTACCTGATAAGCCACTTGTTCCTGATATACCTGAGTCTCCGTTTGTACCATTTTGACCACTTATACCTGAAAGACCTAATGTACCGCTTAAACCTGATGTTCCTGATAAACCTGAAGTTCCTGAAAGACCAGATAAACCGCTTGTACCTGAAATACCTGAATCTCCGTTTGTGCCATTTTGACCACTTGTACCTGAAATACCTGATAAACCTAAAGTACCACTTAGACCTGATAAACCTGATGTACCTGATAAACCGGATAAACCTGATGTTCCTGAAATACCTGATTGACCATCACCATTAATACCACTTATACCTGATGTACCTGAAATACCAGATGTACCACTTAATCCTGATTGACCAATTGTACCTGAAAGACCTGAGTTTCCATTAGTACCACTTGTACCTGAAATTCCTGAAATACCTAATGTACCTGATAAACCTGAAGTTCCACTTAATCCTGAAAGACCACTTGTACCTGAAAGACCTGAGTCTCCGTTATTACCATTTGTACCACTTTGACCTGATAATCCGGATAAACCTGATGTACCACTTAAGCCTGAGTTTCCATTAGTACCACTTGTACCTGATAAGCCACTTGTACCTGATAAACCGCTTGTACCAGAACCTGTAGCTCCTGATAAGCCTGAAAGACCACTTGTACCTGAAAGACCTGAGTCTCCATTAGTACCGTTTAAACCTGATATACCTGATAAACCACTTAAACCTGAAGTTCCACTTAATCCTGAATTACCATTAGTACCTGATGTACCACTTAAGCCTGAAAGTCCTGATGTACCTGACAAGCCTGATGTGCCACTTAATCCTGATGCTCCTGATTGGCCATCACCATTAATACCACTTATACCTGATGTTCCTGAAATACCTGATGTTCCTGATAGACCTGAGTTACCATTTATACCTGATGTACCACTTAAGCCTGATAAACCTGAGATACCAGATAAGCCTGAATCTCCATTAGTACCATTTTGACCACTTTGACCTGATAAACCTGAAGTTCCACTTATACCTGATGTACCACTTCCATTAGTACCACTTTGGCCACTTAATCCTGAAAGACCGCTTGTACCTGAGAGACCTGAGTCTCCGTTTGTACCACTTTGACCATTTAATCCTGAAAGACCGCTTGTACCTGAGAGACCTGAGTCTCCGTTTGTACCACTTTGACCATTTAATCCTGAAAGACCACTTGTGCCTGATAAACCACTTGTACCAGAACCTGTAGCTCCAGATAAACCAGATAAACCACTTGTTCCTGAAATACCTGATTGGCCATTTCCATCAATACCACTTTGACCACTTATACCTGATTGACCTGATTGACCACTTAAACCTGATATACCAGATAAACCTGAGTTACCATTTGTACCACTTGTACCTGATAAACCTGAAGTTCCACTTAAACCACTTGTACCTGTACCTGTAGCTCCTGAAAGGCCACTTAAGCCTGAAGTTCCTGATAAACCTGAAGTACCAGCTCCACTTAAACCTGAAAGACCGCTTGTACCAGATAAACCTGAAGTACCAGTGCCACTTAAACCTGAAAGACCGCTTGTACCTGAAAGACCACTTAAACCTGAAATACCTGATGTACCACTTCCTCCACCGCCATTTAAAGCAAATGATGCTGTTAAAGCATAAGAAGATGAAACTGCGTTAGAAGCTGTCGCATTTAATGTACCATTTACACCTAATGATCCTGTAACAGTTAATGAACCGCTTATTGTTATATCATAAGCTACTGTACCTGTTAAAGCATCAATAGATTGAGTTATTTGGGATGCTTGTACTGTTTGTCCAGTAGATATACTTGCGCTAGATAAAGTTAATGCCATTTAATAGTTTTATTATAAATATGGAAAGATAAGAGAAAAACCGCTACTGCTAGCGGTTTATAAATATCACATAATAATATATTAATCTATTTGGATTAATTTATAAAATATAATATAATTATCTGATGTTTTAACATCATTAAATTCTTCTAATTTAAATTCATGATATTCAATTTCTTTTACTTCTTGTAATAAACCATTGAATTCTTCTTGAAATTGTATATATAATGGATTAAAATTTGTTTTAGTTTCATCAGTCCATACAGGAATTTCAAAATTATCATTTTTATCTTTAGTACCATATTTTACAATTAAATCTTCTTTTAATTGATTAATAATAGATTTTTCAGATGATGTTCTTTTAGCTAAATTAGTTAACCAATATTTAGTAGGTAAACTTAAATTTTCACTTAATAATCCTAATGATAAAATTTCACCTGTTTCTTGATTTACAAAACCATTAAGCTCTGAATCAAGTTTATAGATTTCTTGTAATGATAAATGGATATGAGCCATTATTGATTAGCTTTAACTTGTTTTGGTTTTTTTGTTTTATTACTATAGTAATGTTTTTTCTTTTTAGCTGATTGAGTATGTTCAGTAAATGGTTTTTCTTCAACTACAGGAGCATCTTCAAATGATGGAAAGTCCTCAACTGGGAATAAAGAATTAGGTTTTTTGTTTGTAGGTGTATTTTCTTTTCCTACGATTACAAATAAGATACCAGTTAATACTAATACCGTAATTATAATAAAAATTAAAAGTGTTGACATAATTTTTTAATGGGGTTTATGGGTTAAGTTTATATATATAAATATACAAAGATATTTTAAAGATCCAAATTAAAGTTTATTTTTTCTTAATTCTATTAACTCTTCTAATTTATACTCATTTTCTTCTACTGGCCAGTCATACATTGTACTATCTGTACCTTTATGTAGTACTCCTCCAGGAACACATAATATAAAATTTTGTTTACCTTGTGCTCCTGGTGATTTTGGATTCCAATGAGTTAATTCCCAATCTAAACCAGCATTCCATGATGAATTTACATATGAATTATTATGCATTCTATCTAAATGAATAGGCATCATATTTTTAATATCTTTAACTCGCATAACCATATGTCCGGCTCTGCAAGCTGTTTTTTCACATAAGTTTCCAAATTGAGTTTTTATCCATCCTAATTCACCATGTTCTTTACTCATATAACCTGTAGTAACATATTTGTCTGGGAATTGATTTAATATATTACAATACGTACTTATAGGTTCAACAAATAAATTATCTTGGTCTGTAAATTGAATAAAATCATAATCATCAATATTCATATCATCAAACATTTGAAGCATTGCTGCTCTTTGACCCATATTAAATTCTGAGTTATGAACTTTAAATCGTTCATTAATGTTTTCTTTAATAGTTTTTAGTGCTTCATTTTTATATTCAGGATGTGAATTTTCAACAATATAAATATCATTTATAATTCCTGGTTCTTGAATATTTTTTAATGAATTAATAACATTTTTAATATGATGAGGTCTATCATATGATGTTAATAATGTAAGTACTTTAGTTGGTTTAATTAATTTAGGTAAAATATCATTTTTAAACATATTAGCTATTTTTTCCCAAGAATAATTTTCTCTGACATAGTCTGAGTTTTCTTTTAACTCTTTACTTTCAATAATTAAATCATAATAGTCATAAACATATTTCATATGTTTTATTAAATCTTTAAGATTTGGTTCACCCCAATTACCAATAAACCAAGGATGATTTTTAACAGGTACTGATTTAGTAGAAACATTATAGTATCTACCTTTAATTAATTCTGTTGCACCTGGTTCTGAAGTTGCTATTGTTGGTAAACCACAAGCTATTGCTTCTAATAGAGTCATTCCAAACGAATCACCTCTAGATGGATAAACATAAGCATGACATTCTTTATATAATTCAATTACTCTATCATGTCCTTCATCACTTATATGCCAAAATATATTAGTGTAATCTTTTATAATGTCTTTTACTTCTTTACTGTTGTAAAACAACATAGCATCATTTGATTTAATATGTAATTCTACACTATCACTATTTCCAAATAAATTAATAAAAGCGTTTAAAGTATGAAATATACCTTTTCTATCTGAACATTCTCCAACATATAAAAATTTAAATTTATCTCCTTTAATTCTAGGTGTATATTTAAATATTTTAGGATCAATTCCATGTGGTAATACAAATATAGGTTTAGTGATACCCATATTTTTTATTCTATTTTTTGATATGTTAGAAGGTGTTAATAAAAAATCTGCTGAGTTCCCATTAGCTACAAAATTACCAGCTTCACCTGTTGTATCAACTCCAGTGTAAATTACTTTAGTTTTAAAATTATCTAAATATCGTACCATATCAGGATAAGAGAACATAATACCTAAATCAGTATTTAATGGTTTATCTAATAAAGTATGAATTAATGGGTTTTTAGTTTCTGTTTTTCCAATTATAGCTTCACAAGATAAATCTATAGTATCATTTAATTGTTCTAATAAACGTTGAGACAAAATTCCCATTGATGCATAATCATCATATTTAGCTAACCAAGTTAATTTAGCTGTTTTATTATTATTTACATTATTGTAAATAGGTGTTGTTAATGATAATGGTTTCATTATTTTATTTTACTTTTAATAACATTTAATACATCATCTAATTTAATTAGATTCATACATTCTTTTCTTTCTGGTTGTTGTAAATCTAACCACCATCTTCTATCATAGTAATTTTTACCACAATCTTTTTCAATATACTTTACACCTGGATGTTTAGCATGATTGTTATAAAATGGAGTTAAACAAATTCCAGAATGTGGGTTTACAGAAGCTGCAAAGTGATGAACAAATGTATCCACACTTAACCACAATTTAGCTTCATCAATTAATCCTGCTAATTCAGGAATAGATTTATCTAAAAATTTACCATCAACTCCGGCTGGAGCTGGTGAAAGAGGAATTTGATCATCTTTATGAGAACCTACTTGAATAACATGAAAACCTAATTTTTTTAATTCAAATATTAATTTAAACCATCTAACATCAACCCAGTCTTTATTTGAATCTTGATTCTGGATTTTAGCTGCTGTTGTACTTATTAAAGCTAATGGTTTACCTGTTGGATTTTCAAATTTAGTTTTAACTCCTGTATATTTTAAAATATTAGTTGTATGTCTTTTTTCTCCATACATTTCAAAAAATGCGTCTATAATTGTAGGAGAGTTATTTGATGAACCGTAAGTGTAAACAAATCGTTTATATCCACCAAATAATTCATCAGTCCAATTAATAAATCCTTTAATATTAATGTGATTTATAGAAAAAGGATAAATAGAACAAACATAACAATCACTTCCTATTTTTTCTAGTAATGGATATGCCATAACATGGTCACCTAATCCACCATCAACATAAATAATACGTTCATAAAATAATGGATGGTCTATTTTTTTAAAATATCGTTCTGAGTCTGAAGTGTCATCTAGGTTAAATTTATGTCTTGTTTTTTGACTAATTAAATCCGCTATAAACCATGTTATAGATTGATAATTAGTATCCCAATTAAGGCGTAATAAGTCATTTGTTTGTGCTAATAAAATGGTATTATACAGTGTATTCCATTCTTTAACGTCAAAGTGTGTATTAGACTCATCTATAATTAAACTATATTCAGTTTTAGTTTTAGATATAAGTTCTACAATTGAAGATACAGGTTGACTTTGAGTAGGTGTAATAACATAATTTTGATAAGCAAGTGTTGTTAACTTGTTTAACATATTTGGTTCTAACCAAGGAGTGATGCCTTTACAATTAACTTGTAAAGTTTGAAATTGAGATTTTAAGGGATGTTGATGTAATTGATCTAATAAAGTTGATAACTTAGTTTCATTCTCCGTGTGAATGATAACAGTTATTTTATCATTTTGGGTCATAACTTAATTGTATTTACTAATAAATATAATAACTTGGTTTTAGATATCCAAGTTTAAATTAAACTTACTTTAGTAAATGTTACTCCAGGATTAAGAGTTGTTAATTGAGCTATAACATAATCATGAGCTAATCCTAATAAGTTTCCTTCAACATTCATAGGAACAAATTCATATGTTATACGTCCTCTTAATTTTGCATCTGTTATAGAAGAATTTTTATCATAAACTATTGTATTAATAGTTACTGAGGTTCTATTAATTGTTTCGCAGTTAATAAAGATATAAGAGCCATCTGTGTACTCAACTTGAGCTAGATTTTCATTTCTTACATTTTCGTATTTCCATACGGGGTTGAAATTTGTTACTTGTATTGCCATTTTGTTTTATTATAAATATTATTAATCATAAAAAGTCATAGTCCATTGCATTCTTTGATATCCGTATAATGTAGCTAAAGTAGGAAAAGAACCATAGTTATTTGGATCATCACCAGTTACAGTGTATATAGTAGCTGATGTGTCAGGATCAATAACTAATATATCTACATACGCGATACCATAGGTGTTTTTTATAGCTAGATCTAAATTAGCTCCTGTAGTTGCTGATGTTGTAGTATCAATAAATCCTGATGTAGCGTCTTGGAAATTACAACAAGGAAAAGTATTGTACAAATAGATATCTGTTCCTCCAATTGAAATTTGTATTTGTCCAACATCATTTACAGAGTCATTAGTAAATGTATAATCCCAATAATTATTTTCTGTGTCATTATAATCATAAAACCAATATATATCAAAATCAGTACCTACATTAAATACATTAGTTACATTTTGACCGGGGCTAGTATTTCTATTTATAGCACCATATTGAGCATAAGTACCAGCAAATGATTGAGAAAGTGAAAGTTGAGAAGTGGCTCCTCTATTAAATTCTACATTTAAATCATTTAATGAAAGTGGATTACCTGAACCTGTTATAGTCATAACTATTTATTTTTAAGTTGTTCTTCTAAATTATTTACCTTATCATTTAATTCTTGAATACCAGCAATTAATAATGGTACTACTTTTTCGTATTGTACTGTTAAGTAATTTTTACCTGATTTACTAACTATTTTATCATTTTCATCTCTAATAACATCAAAAGGTGCTGGTTTTACTGCTTCTGGTAATATTTTTTGTATATCTTGAGCTATAACTCCGACTTGTCTTTCTGTATTAGGTTCAAAATAAGTATCTGCTAATTCATTTTGGTAATAAGTTACCGCTCTTAATGATTTAATTTTATTTAAAGCACTTTTAATTGGTTCTAATCCTTTTTTAAGTCTTTCATCTGAGAAATATGCTGTGATGTTTCCAGTTGCTGTAATATCTCCGGAAACTGTTAATTTAGCAGATGGTGTAGTTCCAATACCTACATTACCTGCACTAGAAATTTTTAATCTATCTACACCACCAGTTCCTAATGCTAAATTAGCAACAACTTCACCCATTATTCTTAAATCACCTCCACCGCCAGCATTATATTGCAGGTATCCAGTACGAGTATTATTAGCTGTGTTAAAGAATGCTATATAAGCACTATCATTTTTTAAACGCAATAATTCTGCTGCTCCTGCTATTGATAAATTTGTTCCATTAAATTCTAAATTAGCTGAGCCTGCTGGATTGTTAGATCCATCTTTGTAAACTACTTCATTTGCTGATCCGGCTACCGGACCTACTAGACCTGATATACCTGATATACCTACCGCACCTGAAGCACCTGAGGCACCTGAAGCACCTACTTGACCTGAAAGTCCTGAAATACCTACAGCACCTGAAGCACCTACTGCACCTGACGCTCCTACTGCACCTGAGGCTCCGACTTGACCTGAAGCACCTACTTGACCACTTAGACCTGAAATACCTACTGCACCTGAGGCGCCAACTTGACCTGATGCGCCTACCTGTCCTGAAGCACCAACTTGTCCTGAAGCACCGACTTGGCCTGAAAGACCACTTGTACCTACCTGTCCTGAAGCTCCAACTTGACCTGAAGCTCCAACTTGGCCTGACAGACCACTTGTACCAACTTGGCCTGAAGCACCTACTTGACCTGACGCTCCTACTTGTCCTGAAGCTCCAACTTGACCTGAAAGACCACTTGTTCCAACTTGACCTGAAGCACCAACTTGACCTGAAGCTCCAACTTGGCCTGAGAGACCTGAAGTACCTACCTGTCCTGAAGCACCGACTTGTCCTGAGGCGCCTACTTGGCCTGAAGCGCCTACTTGACCTGATGCTCCTACTTGTCCTGAGAGACCTGAAGTACCT